ATGGCGTTATTTTACTATGTACGTCGCGGGCGCGCGATAATGCTTCGCCATAAGTCTGGCGCCTCCAAAAAGGCCCTGTGAGGATTATGGAACAAAATGGCTTCGGAATGCGAACGGGTGCTTTGTGACCAAAAAACTCCGATAAAAGACACCTATGCGGATCATGGCGGATATATTGCTGGTGTGCTGGTTTAGTCTCCAGCCACGCGATTAAATTGAGAAGCGTGAGAGTTCGTTGCCAGTTCGGATTGTAAAGCATTTAGGTCTCCGTCGGTATTTCCGTATTAGCCCCGCTTCACATCCACGTACTCGACCTTAGGGACATAAGGAAACGTTATTGGCACGCGACTTCCTGCCGATGTAAAGCAACATCCATCTGGCTCGCGGAACACGCGACCGGTGCTGTCGTATGCCGCGCCGTTTTCTTTGAAAACATGCGGACAGCGCCGATTCTGCCACATACCGTCCGACACTTCGGTCCATTCATCATCGGCACCAGTGAGCGGCGTCAGAGGTTCAAAGCGAGCCACGCGCTGGAAAAGATCAATCGCGATACCTGCGCTCATGCCGCTATGGCCTTCATCGGCGAACAGCTTGACCATCTTCATGACGGCTTCGCCGAGCATCCCATCATAAGCGCTGTCTTTGTCGAAAAACCCGGCGCGCCGCAGTTCATTTTCGGCGAAAGTCTCAAGGCTGCCCATCGCGATTCACTCCTGCCCCTGTGGTAAACTTGTTGTTTACGTCTGCCACCGCGTCTTGCCAGTCGTGAGATAGCTGCGCAGAGCGGCGGCAGCTTGCGAAGGCTGAATGTTGCCATCTGCTTCGAGAAAGAGAGCCCGTAATTGTTCAGTCTTATCCAGTGACCGGAATAGTGTAACGTCATTCCCAACAAATCGTGCCCATCCAGCAATGCAGCCGATAGTGCCGCACTCTACTTTGGCCGATAACCATATCATATTGAAGTGTGTGAGCGGCGACTCATCGAGCGAACGTAGGAGGCCCTTGATAGGGCCGAAAGGTATCTCGCCGTGTTCCAGCATGGCTAGAACTTTGATCAAGGCAGCATGCTCTGCTTTGGATATTCTCAATTCGTGAGGCGTCTTGAACGTGGTGGCGGCCGTTTTTCCCCACCGCTTTGCATCGTACAGCATGTAAACCTCCGTTGGTAACTACTGATTTACGTTCCGCACGTCGGCCAACTGCCCGTGCCGCTCGCTGCCCTCACAACACGAAACGTTTCCTTGTCCGCCGCAGTACGTGCATTCCACATCGAAAAACCGTATATGGCCGGATAAACCGTCAACGGTTTTGATGGCAATACGGCGTTTCCCGTGGCATTGTGGACAGAGCATCAAGCGGCTTCCTTCTTGCTGATCTTGTGGATAGCGGCGGCGATCTTCTTCATGGTGCGTTCGGTCCAGGTCTTGCGCCATTGGCGCATGTAGTCGGCATGGCACTTGCGGCAGTAGTGCTGACGTTTCCGGCTGTGCTCAACCGGGGCGCCGCAACTGGAACATTCGCGCTTCGTCATCCTGTGGCCTTGGCGGTGAGCGGGCCGGGCGCTACTCCGACTTGTGCCGCTGAGTCTAGGTTACTTCCTAACCCTCTCGCCGTTTCAGGGCGGGGCGATCCGCCCAAGGGGTCAACCGTCACCCGCGTTGCACCGCCTTGACGGTTAGTTCAGGTGCGTGTCTGCTTTCCACGCCGCCGCTCACCGCTAAAGCCACAGGCTGCCCCCTGCACTGATCGGGTCTGTTTCACATGAAACATTTTACAGGCTTTGTCAACACCTATCCTTGCAAAGACTCGTATCCATGTGTATGGTGCCTTATGCAAGGTTCGCTTTCCCAACGAATCTCCGCGATTCGTCTTCCGGCCCGGAGTCTCGCCGCTGCGGCCGGTGTGCATGTGGAGACCGTGTATCGGATGATGCGTGACCGCAATAAGCGTGGCGCCTTCCACCAGAACCACCAAGCGGTCGAGCGGGCGGTGCTGGCAGAGGAAATCCGACTGCGCGATTATCTCTGTGCGATTCATGGTCCTCCTATCGGGCAAGGCTAACGCTGTTCACCGATCACGGCTCGCGCGTTCCTTCCGGCTCTCTTGCCGATATCGCGGCAAGGCCGAATAATCGCATCAAGGCACGGTGCGAAAGGTGCGGCTGTGGGCTTGCCAACAAGCGCAAGCGTTTCTGTGGGCCGTGCTACGATATTCATTCGCAGCAGCGCAACAGGCGCTGGCGCGAAGCGCAGAAACAGCAAAGATTTGGTTCATGAGAGAGGGGACGGGCAGACCGCCCTGTCACCGGTTACCTGAGAGGCGAGAATGAGTGATTTCGACCTAATCGGCGGTCTTCGTCTCATTGAGCGCGATGAGCGTGTGGACTTTCACGCACGCGAATGTGCTCGGCTTGCTGCCGATCGGATCGAAGAATTGGAGGCGGCACTACAGCCGTTCGCACGGTTTGCAGAAAAGGCCGAAGAATTTGTCGAGGCGCGCGCCAAAGATGGTGGTTCGCCCGTTATGCCTAGCAAAGACTTTCGGCTTGCCGATTTCCGCAGCGCCCGCGCGGCGCTCCACCACTCCCACGCGACCGGTGAATAAACCCCAACCCCGCCTCTCTCATGAACCGAACAAATCTCATACGTTCCTCCACGCTCTCGCAGATCGCCCGTCGCGCGATCAGCAACGCCCAATCTCTCTTGAAGTTTGAAAAGGATCGCCCCGCAGTCTATCGCGATTGCCTGCACGACCAGCGCGAGCTTGCCGAAACCGGCCCCATGGGACGGCTCCGTGACGTAACGCGGCTGTTGCTCCGCGCAACCGAACTTGCGGCGGTTGGCGAAGAACTAAGTGCCCAGGCGCGGGTCTCCCTTGGCGGCTTATGCGATTGGGTCGAGATCGAATTGGCGTGGCAACGGGCGATGGTCTGAAACCCTGTGCCGGGCCGATTCTCCAAAATGACGTGGGAAGAACGTTTGGCGTGGGCTAAAATCGAGGTTTCCATTCGCGCCCATGTACCCTTCAATCCGCTCAAGGAACGCCAGCGCGAGCAGGAAGTGGGAGCAACCTCGGATGAAGCGGGACGGGCAGTGAGACGGTATCTGAGGGAGAAGGAGAAGTGACCGCGCTGGTACGCTATGAAGCTGCGCGCCGCGCTTTAGCGGAAGCAAAGCAAATCGATGAAGTCAAGGACATCCGCAATAAGGCGGTCGCGATGCAGGTTTACGCTGAGCAGGCGAAAGACACCGATTTGATTAATAACGCGACGGACATTCGATTACGCGCAGAGATACGCGCAGGCGAAATGCTTGCGAAAATGGCGGATTTGGATGAACGGCCGCGCGGGCGAAGAAAAGAATCGCACCTTGCTACTCTTTCCGATCTGGGAATAACCAATACGCAATCCTCGCGATGGCAACAATTGGCGGCGTTGCCAGAAGCAGAACGAGAGGCAAAAATCGAGTCCGCAAAAAGAAAGGCGGTCTCAGCAATAGACGGTACAGTCCTCAACGGCGCCCGTTCGATCATGGGATCGCGGCAGGAACCGGACGATTCACTTGATTATTTTCCTACGCCTCCGTGGGCCACACGGGCATTGCTGAAAGAGGTATTGCCGAAGATTTATCCCTATGCGCTGACAAGCGTGTGGGAACCAGCTTGCGGAGAAGGACACATCGCGGAAGTGCTGCGTGAATTCTTTGAAAGCGTTACGGCCACCGATATTTTTGACTATGGCTACAACGATGACGTTGGCGACTTTCTGAAAGTCACATCAAGCGAATCGGATTGGATCATCACCAATCCGCCGTTCGGAGAACAGGCGATTCTATTTGTTCAACATGCCTTCAAACTGGCAAAGGAAGGCGTAGCGATGTTCTTCCGCTCACAGTGGGCAGTCGAAGGAATCGAGCGCTATGAACAAATATTCCGCGACAATCCTCCGACGCAATGCGCGTTTTTTGTCGAGCGCGTAAATCTGTGCAAAGGCCGATGGGAACCGGACGGCACGACGGCCACGGCTTATTGCTGGTTGGTGTGGATAATGGGCGAAGAACCGCGCCCGCCGCTATGGATTCCGCCCGGATGCCGCGAAACACTCACAAAGCCTGACGATCGCGAGCGGTTTACGGCGCATCCAGTGGTGAAATCCAAATGAACGTCTACGGCCTGATCATGCGAGCGCGCCAAGCGGCAGCGAAGGAACATTTATCGAAAGCGACGCGGCATCTAGTTATTGATCTGACCGAACAATTAGAGTCCGCAGTTACAAAACTACGCGATAAGGAATGGGATCGTGAATGGGCAGTCAAGAGACGGCGCGCAAAAGAATTGCAGGACGGGCGCGAACGCGCCCGCAAGCATCGCGCAAAATTAAAGAAACGCCAATGACCGGCCGAACCCTTTTCACCGTCGCCGCAGCGCGGGAATCAAACGACATGAAATATCCGCGCGAAGCGGTAGCCTACGTGGCCACACCGTACACTAAATTTCCGCACGGCCAAGAGCGCGCCTTTGTCGAAGCGGCGCGCATCACCAGCGAACTTCTTCACTGTGGCCTCAAGGTCTATTCCCCGATCGTGCATTGCCACGCGCTCTGTCTCTATAGCAATCTCGACCCGCTCGATTACAAGCTATGGCAACCGCTCAATGATGCGATGCTCTCGTTATGCGATGTGCTGATCGTCGCCCATATGGAAGGCTGGAAGGAATCAGTTGGGGTGAAGCACGAAATCGAAACATTTGAGCGGGCGGGAAAGAAGATATTCGATCTTAACCCTGATAGTTTCGTGATGGTGCAGCGGGTCGGTTCTCACCGTGGCCAATAGGTCACTGTGGCGATTGCCAAGACGATAATCACCATGACCACGACGAAGGCGCGGGCATCGCGATCATTGGCGATATTGCCGGGAACGAGGAATTTGAGTTTGCGCCGCATTCAGCAACCATGGCAGATATCAGGCGGTGCTGGCGGATAGGGCGGCAGTGGATCGATCTGCGAATTCTCAGTGAAAAGGACCGCCAACGTGGACTCCTGCGGCGTTGAGCAGCGGTATGATGACGTAGCCGATGATAATCAAGGCTAAAACAACGATGCAGAGAACGCGAACGATGGTCATGAACGGCTCGCCGATGGGAAGCAAAGGCAGCAGTTGCATGATCGCCCACCAGACTATTCCAACGATGATCAGAACGAGGATGATACCGATCAAGGCGCCGATCATGGCGAAGTCCTCCGGTTAAATCCCAACGGGGATAACCTATACTACGGTAATAAGTTCCCGATTCGCGCATTATCGGAAAGCCGAATCAGTATATCTTCCCCGCCCGCATGGGCAAAAAGCAATCTTCCTCTACCCGCTTCAACCGTCGCCAGATCAACATCTGGTTCGACACCCGCGCGCACGATCATATCGAACGATTGGCCAAAGGCGTGGGCAAGACCAAAGCCAGCTATGTCCGCGATCTCGTGCTCGACGTGCTGCGCGAGGATGCCTTGGCGCATGGGGAGAAAGTGAGATTCATCCTGGATGGGGAGCGGCGGGTGTGAGTGGATTTTTGGTTGCCGGTAACCCGGAAGGAAGAGACTGATTCATGCCGTGTCGAATCCAAAGAAGCCGGGCGCGAGGTTGGCGAATGCCGGAAAACACGGTCTATGTCGGTCGCGGTTCTATTTGGGGAAACCCTTTCGTCGTCGGTAGCCAAAGCGGCATCTTTGACGGGAAAGATGGGCGTGCCCTGGGGCTGAGAGATCAGGAAGAAATCTTGATTCCGTCGCTCGATCTTGCAACTTCAATAGAATTCTACCGCGAGATGGTGAGCGGACACATAAAGCCAGAAATGTATCCGTTCGGCCACCGCTGGTCCGAGGGCATACATAGGAAGTGTGGTGGTCACCCGGCAGAAATAGCGCGGGCGTTTTTACGCGGCAAGAATTTGGCCTGCTGGTGTCCGCTTAATCACCCCTGCCACGCCGACGTTCTGCTCGAAATAGCAAACCCGAAAACCTTTCTTCCTTCCGCGTTAGCGGCAACACCAAAAACCAACACCCCATGACCTCCAGGCCCCGCACGCCTGCCTATTTCGCAGTCGCTAGGGGGATAGGCAAGCATCCGCTTTTTACGCATGGAAGGCGCCCGCTGTCCCGGCGTGAGGCATGGGAATGGCTGATCGAGTGGGCGGCTTATAAGCCGCGCGGCCATCGGCATTATCTCGGCGTTACGGACCTGCAACGCGGGCAATTATGCACGACCATTCGCGAGCTTGCCGGGGCATGGAATTGGGAGAGTGCCAAAGGTCCGCTCGTGCGCAGAGTACACACGTTTTTGCGCCGATTGGAGCGCGAAGGAATGATTGTGCGCGAGTGTGCCGACAACTTGCGCGCAAGCGGAACTATAACCGGAACTAGATTTGGTCCTTGGCGTACAGTGATAACTATTTGTAAATACAACGAATATCAGCCAGGAATGAGAAAAGCGCAACTTGAGGCGCAACTATCGGATGACGACGATGCGCCGATTTTGCCGGGAATTCTATTGGAACCGACGAGCCAACAAGAACAACCAACCCAAAATAATATAGATTCAGAAAGAGGCGGCCTACAGGGCTTGCAGGCTGTGGATTTTGGGGATAAGTCTTCGACCACGCAGTGGAAAGACAAGCCTCCGCACGGGGCCAAGGACCGAAAAACCGGCAAATGGCAATGGTTCGACCACCCTTCTTCGGAATGGACCCAAGCGGCACGGCTGCACACGGCCGACAAGGGTACGCGGATATTTCCGAAAACCTACAAGGGCGGCCGGGGCAACTGGTTCAAGGTTCGCTCGGACGGGGAAATCAAGTTCCTTTGGGGCAAGATTTGCTGGCAGGAAGGGATTCCCGAACTCGGTTCGTCTCAGGGATTACCCCGCTTACCGATGCCGAACGCGGCCCTCCTGCCGGGACAATCGCGCAAGAGGTAAGCGCGCAGATCACGCGCCGCCGTGATGGCATCGCCTCGCTATGGGCACCCTATTGGGCGCGGATGATCGGGGAGCGTGATGACGCGGCTTGACGAAACGGCCGAATCAGACGGACAGTGCATGTGTTCTTAAATCGCAGCTGTGTTAACGGGTAAGGCAAAACTGAGTCGGTAATGATTCCTGATGATTCCGCAAAGACCGTTTCGGACCTGGAGCGTCCGCCATTGACGCCGTCCGGGCGCGTGGCCAACACGTCGCTGCGTAATCCCCGCCATGAACTGGCCGCCCACGCGTACGTGCGCGGATTGACGGGCCGCGCTGCGGGGCTTGAAGCCGGCTACAAGGACGGCCCCGGCCTGAAAGGCAACATGGCGCGGCTACGCCAGACTCAAGCGATGTGCGAGCGCATCGGCGAAATCGCCGCACGCTCGGCCGAACTCGCCGAAATTTACGACGGGTGGATTCTCAAGGACGTGAAGTTGTTCGCCAAGGCGTCGTTGCGCGCGTTTTTCAAGCGCGACGAATCCGGCGCCGTCGTCCTTCGACAGGGCATCCCGGAACTCGATTTTTCAAACGCCAGCGAAGACGATTACCGCTTCCTGGAAGAACTCAGCTACAACAGATTCGGCCCGAAAATTAAAATCCGCGATCCGGTCGCCGCGCTCGACAAACTCATGCGCCATCGTGGGTTGATGCGCGACAAGGTTGCGTTGACCGACCCATCGGGTGAAGGCCCGGCGCGGCATTATCTGATTTCCGAGCGGCCGATGTCGGAAGACGAGTGGGAAAAGCAGCGGGCGAGCACGTCGGCTGCGGCGTGACGATCACAATGGCAATTCCATTCACCATCGAAGAAGTTTGCGGACCACTCTTTCGAGTGGTACCGGCGAAAGACTTTTTAGGACCGGAAGAACATGGGTTTTTGGTATTTCACCGGGAAACGGGAAAGTTTGTTTACACTGGTGGTATTATGTCGGTGCGTAACGCGGCGCAAAAACTGATTGATGACATTTATCATCAATGAACGTCGCCATTGATTTACGTCTTCATACTTGGTCGCCGCAGGAAGGTCCGCAGGACGATCTTTGCTCATGCCCGTTCCCTGAGATTTTTTTTGGAGGAAGCCGGGGAGGCGGCAAGACTGATGGAGTTCTGGGGAAATGGGCTCTGAAAGAGCGCCGCTACGGGCCTTTCTTTAACGCCATCATGTTCCGACGCACGTCGGTTTCGGCCGAAGATGCGATCGAGCGGTCGAAGGAAATCTATGGCCAGCTTGGCGGGAAGTTTCATGATCAGAAACTACGATGGCGTATGCCCAACGGCGGGCGCGTCGCGTTCCGTTATCTGGAATCAATCGACGATTCCAACGAATACCAAGGTCGCAACGTCAGCGATGCCTGGGTCGAGGAAGCAGGCCAATACGTGCAGCCCGATCCGATCGACCGTTTGTTTGGTGTACTGCGATCAAGCCACGGTGTTCCGATTCAATTAATACTTACCGCCAATCCGGGTGGGGCCGGCCAGCACTGGATCAGAAAACGCTACCAACTTCACCCATTTCCCGTGCGGCCTATGGTGCTGCGGCGCACATTGCCTGACGGCAGCGTTCACAAGGTCGCGGTTATCCCCTCGCGCATCACCGACAACAAGATTCTGCTGGAAAACGACCCCGGCTATGTGTCACGATTGCATCTCGTTGGTTCCGCCCAACTCGTCAAGGCGTGGCTGGAAGGCGACTGGACCGCGATCGAGGGGGCCTTCTTCGGAGAATGGTCGAATGAGCAACACGTTATCGCGCCGTTCGCTGTTCCGGACCATTGGCTGCGCTTTAGGAGCGGCGATTGGGGGTCGTATTCTCCCTTCTCGTTCGGTTGGTGGGCGGTCGTCTCCGATGACTTTGCACTTGCGGCAGGCGATGATCGAAGTGAATCCGTTTATCCCGGAGGATTCCATCGAACGAATGCGCAAGATTTGGCAGGGCGAGCAATGGACGGCCGAAGAACTCGCGTCCTTCCGCGCGGGGCGCTGGTCCGCTACCGCGAATACTACGGCCAGCAAGGCGGCAAACTGACGGCAGAACAAGTGGCCTACGGACTTGTCCAACGCGAACGCTCCGATCCCAAGTTGGGCTACGGGGTGCTCGATCCGGCTACCTTCACCGAGGACGGCGGGCCGTCGATCGCCGAGCGTATCAACGCGGTCCTGATCGGCGAGAAGATGATGGCGTTCCGGCCGGCCGACAACGCACGCGTGACGCGCGATCCGAACAAAGGCGGCGCCATGGGCGGCTGGGACATGATGCGCCAACGCCTGATCGGCACGGCGAAGCGATTGGACAATGGCGCGATCGACTGGTCGTCGGGGCGGCCGATGATCTATTACTTTTCCACGTGCAAGGATTCGATTAGGACAATCCCAGTACTCCAACACGATCCCAACCGATCGGAAGATTTGGACACCGACGCGGAGGATCATGCAGCCGATGACTCGCGCTACGGGTGCATGTCGCGGCCGTGGATCAAACAAGTAGCAAAGGACGGCGGGCAGCAATCGTCGGGCTACGCCCCGGTCGCGCGTTCGCAGAATCCCTATTCGTCGGTGCTTACGCAATGAAACGCTTTCCCAAAGGCATCCGCACCGGTCGCGTATTCCTGCTTCGTTGGCACCGGCGCCAATTCATCGCCAACGACAATGCGCTCGATCCCGATTCGACCAGCCTTGCCGTAATGTACCCGATCGACAACTTGCCGCCGCCATGGCGGCGTCTGGTCCATGAATACGGACGCAATATCGTCCTGCAGATGTATGAGCAGTACGGTTTTATCGACGATCTTTCAGAGCATCAACGGGTGGAAATTGGGACGGCTGCCTTGATCGAGTGGCGTGAGCGGCGGCAGAACGAGCTAGCGAATGCAGCCTATTCTCTTAGGCGAGGTCTTACCCGCGAAAGGATGATGCATGCACTCCAACGGTAAACACCATTCACCGCGACGACCTTTGACATCCGAAGAATTGGTGATCTACGTCAATCGTTCAACCGGCGAGATGGGCATGCCGATTTTCTGGGCCGGTGAGTTCGAACAACCCGAATGGCAACTCTTGCCGATCGCGCATTTGGGCCCTCGCTCGATGTGGCGGCCGGGTTGTCGCAAGGTGCAAGGCGCGATCAAGGCCGGCGTGCTTCCGGCGGGGTGAATGCGATGAAGGAATACACATCGCCACAACAAGCGACGTTTGCTGGGTATCCGTTGGTGCTTTTGCCGGGATGGCTTTATGACATCGCCGCTCAACAGGGTGTGGATATGCGCCCATATATTCGGGAGGTAAAGAGCAGGGTGAAATCCCCCTTGACATGACAAGCCGACTCTATCCTCGATTGACGCCCCATGGCCGACACCGTCGCCGCGCTCAATAATCGATCCGTCACGTTCCGCGGGCGGCCCCAGACCGAATACGTACGGGGTTCTCCGATGCCGCTGAAAAAAGGTACGTCGCGAGCAACGGTTTCTTCGAATATCGAGAAGGAAATCGCCGTCGACAAGCCGCAAAAGCAGGCCGTGGCGATCGCGCTCGACACAGCGCGTAAATCCGGGGCGAAGATCAAGAAGCCGCGCAAGGCGATGCGGCAAGCGGTGCGCGAGAGCATGGGGCGGGGGATGATCTCCGACAAGGCGGCGAAGCAGAACGGGCTTGATTACTAGAAAGGAAAACCGATGAATGCGATTGCAGCAGCGCTCGGCTATCGCTGGTATGAGCGACGGTATCCCCGCGGGTTCGAGATGCGTTTTTCATGGGCGGAATTCAGCAGCGGTTGGGGCTTTGCGGGGTCGCTGTGCCTTTTCGAGGAAGGCTATTCGCTGCACGTTCATTTGGGCTGGCCCAACATCTTCATCAAGCTCCCGTTCCTGCGGCGCTGGCATCGCGAGCCGCATGAAATGATGGAAAGCTGGGGCCTGTCCCTTTTCACCAGCGATGTTCATCTCAACTGGGGCCGTCGCGGCAAGATCATCGATCTGCCGTGGAAGGCGACGTGGGTGCGAACGTCGCTGCTCTTGGCCGACGGGACTTGGGTTCACGAAACGCGCATGCGGCGCTGCCAGTTTCCGAATTATCCGCTGACCGATTCCAGGCGACAGCCGCACGGCACGTGGTTCAAGATCAAAGAAGAACATGCGTGGTCGGAAACGTGGCCGTACAAATACATGCTTCGCAGTGGCGAGGTACAGCAACGAAACGCTACCTTGCGGGTGGAAGAACGCGAGTGGCGTTGGAAGTGGGTCGCGTGGTTGCCATTTCCGCGCGGTATCCAGCGCTCGATCGACGTGCGTTTTGACGACGAAGTCGGGGAACGCAGCGGCTCGTGGAAAGGCGGGTGCGTTGGCTGCGGCTACGATCTGCGACCGCACGAAATGCCGGTCGATGCCTTGCGCCGGATGGAAGCCGAACGGAAGTTCTAAGCCGTGTCGGACGAAAACATTCCTAACGCTTCGGGCGTCTATCCGGTCAACCTCACCCGCGCCGGGGTGACCGGCAAGGTGATGCACCGTGCGCCGAATGCGGCGAAGACGGGACCGTCATCCGGAAAGACACGCGGCGGTAAGATGTCGGCCCACCGCAAGCGGCACGTCAAGGGGTTGATGCGCCAAGGGCTGATCTCGCAGAAAGCCGCGGCGCGCAACGGGCTTGCGCGATGACTGATCTTTCGAAGAAAACCGCGTTCGTGTGGGATTCAGGCCAGTGGGTCGAACTAGCGGTGGCGCTCGCCAAACGTTTCGGGACTGTCTACTACTATTGCCCGTGGGAAGACGGCTATCCCGCCTCCAGTCAGTTGATGATCGGGGAGGGCATTCCCAACGTCGAGCGCGTGCATTCTCTGTGGCCGCTGATCGACGACATTGATTTGTTTGTTTTCACCGATGTTTATCAAGGCGCTCTGCAGGATTATTTGGTATCACTCGGAAAAAGGGTGTGGGGTTCTCGTAGCGGCGAAGAATTGGAGTTAAACCGCCCAGCGTCAAAACGCATATCCCGGCGTTTCGGCATTGATGTCGGCGACTATGAGATCGTGCGCGGGATCGAGGCGCTGCATTCTTTCCTTAAAAAGAACGACGACCAATGGGTGAAAGTGTCGACCACGCGCGGCGACATGGAAACATTTCATTCAAAGACCTACGACCTGGTCAAGGACACGCGCTTGCCCGAACTTGAACACCGGTTGGGCGCCAAGTCCGCGATCATGGAATTCGTCTGCGAAGCCGGGATCAACGATGCAGTCGAAGTCGGCTATGACGGCTACACCATCGATGGCAAGTTCGCCAAGACCGCGCTTACCGGCGTCGAGAGCAAAGACAAGGGGTACGTCGGATGCGTGTTGCCCTATGGGCAAGTCCCTAAGCAGGTGCGCGAGGTCAACCGCAAGCTTAGCCCCGCCTTGAAGGGCTACGGCTACAAGGGGTTTCTATCGACCGAAATCCGCTGCACCGACGATGGCGCCGCTTATCTGATCGACCCGTGTTGCCGTTGCGCTTCGCCGCCGTCGGAACTCTATCAGTTGATCATCGGTAATCTCGCCGATGTGATGTATGAAGGCGCGGGCGGCGTTTTGGTCGAGCCGGATTTTTCAGCGCGTTGGGGCGCAGAACTCATTCTCACGTCCGAATGGGGAATGACCAACTGGCAACCGGTGGCGTTTCCAGGTAAATATCGCGACAACGTGAAACTGCGCAACTTGTGCATCATCGACGGGAAATACTATTGCGTCCCGGAAAAGACCGGCACCTGCTCGGCGATCGGTTCGGTGGTGGCGACCGGCAAGAGCGCGACGGAAGCGATCGAGCACTGCAAGGAAATCGCAGGCGAAGTCGAAGGCCAGGACATCACCTTTGCGGGCGACGCGCTCGCCGAAGCACACGAAAGCCTGATCGAATTGGTTGGCGATTACGCCGACGACAGGCCAAAATCGAAACTGGAAACACGCGCCTATGATCTGCTCAAAACCGGGCGGATTTCGCCGCGGCAGCACGCGAAGATGATGCAACGCGAACGCGCGGAGGTGTGAACCATGGCCAAACGTAAAGCGACAACGGCAACAGCGGCGCCCGGCTCGAAGCCCGACCCCTACGCCGATTACGAAGTCTCCGACGCCTACCACACGCTCAAGCGCGCCGCCGGGCATATCAAAGACAAGACGATGATGGCGAAGGTCAAGGCGCATGCCGGCAAGCTCGCGAAGGAAGCGCAACAATTCGGCCAGCAGATCGACGTGCTGGCGAAGTCGGGCCGCATATCCGAGCAGCAGATGGCCAAGATCAAGAAAGATCGGGCCATGGTATGAGCGCATCCCCGTGGAAATCAATTGACGCCGACACGCCGCGCGACAAGCCGGTGATCCTGTTCCTGCCCGCGGCGTCGCATGATACGGGTCGCGATGGGAGACCGTTCAACGTGAAACATGTGCGCGTCGTCGGCTGGTGGGACGAAACACAATCACATTGGGTCGCTGGATTGCATTCCGATCGCGCAGTGGTGAAAGTCTATCCTTCGCTGTGGGCAGACTGCCCGGACGAACCAGAGGTGCCGTGATGGTCACCCAAGATATGGCCGCTACTGTTTTGCAAGCAAAGCTTAATCTGATCGGACCTGGATTTGTCGCAACAGCTAGAATGTGTGGAGGCCATTTTCCGTTCTTTGCCCTCGGATTTGACGATACTGTTAGGAGAACTCGGCACGCTGCCAAATGCGACGACACTGATTGTAGTGATTGCATCGACGAAGTAGTCTCCGTTGCTCAAGAAATCCGCGCCGCTCCTACGCTTCCCGCTAATATGGTTTACTGATGGACGCGCTTTCCGCCAACGAACTTGACCCGCGCCGCCGCGCCGCGCGCAACGGCCGCATGGCGGTGCCCGAAGACCGCGGCAATGGCCGGCGACAGCAAACCGAGGAAGCCGACGAAGAATCGTCGCAATTCCTCTCGATCGAAACCTTGCGTCGGCAGTACACCGATTATCTCACCAACAAGGTCGACGAGATCGAAGAACAGAAGGAAGCGCGGCGCTATTATCACGGCGCGTTCTATACCGCCGAACAGTTGCGCGTGCTCAAGGACCGCCATCAGCCACCGTTGCCCTTCAACCGCACCTGCTACAAGATCAACGCCCGCGTCGGTCTGATCCAAGGGCGGCGCTCCGATCCCAAGGCGGTGGGCAAGAACCCGCAAGGCGAACAGGGTGCCGAGATCGCGACGCAATCGATCCGCACGGTGTTGTCCGACAATGAATTCAAATCGCAGGAATGGTGGTGCCTGCTGCAATCGGGCATCGACGGCATTTCCGGCGTGCAGTTGGTGCTCAAACAATTGAAGGATGGAAACCACAAGATCGTCATCGATTGGGTGATCGCCGATGAATATTTCTACGATCCCAATTCCTACCGCTGGGATTTCCGCGACAAGACCTACGAGGGAATTTCCAAGTGGTTCAAGATCGATGTTGCGGTCGGGCTATTTCCCGAGAAGGAGGAATTGCTCCGTTCGATGCTCAATGCCGGGTCGGACCTGACCACCAATCCCGACCGCGAAATCAAGTGGACAATGACGACGGCGCAAAAGATTCGCATCGTCGAACACTGGTATCTGCGCAAAGGCAAATGGTGCTGGGCGTTCTACACCGGCACCGATCTGCTCGATCAGGGGGTGTCGCCGTTCGTCAATGACGACGGGGATTCGGAATCCGCCTTCCACATGTTTGCCCAGATGGTAGACCAGGACGGCGACCGCTACGGCTGGGTGCGCAACATCAAGGGACCGCAGGACGCGCTCAACGCCGGCAAGTCGAAATTCTTGCATCTGGCCAACTCACAGACGGTGCGCTCGACCAAGGGCGTGGTCGACGACGTACAGACCGCGCGGCAGGAGATTTCCCGGCCGGATGGCTGGATCGAGGAAAACCCGATCCCCAACGGCAAGCTCGAAATCCTCGACAAATCGAAAGACCTCGCGGCGTTCGCCGGCTTCATCGACGCGGCGGAAAAGGAATTGGACCGCGGCGCCGAAGCCAATCTCTCGGCGCTCTCGGGCAACGCGCTTGGTAACATCTCCGGGCGTGCGATCGAATTGCTGCGCCAGCCCGGCATGGCCGAATTGGGGCCGGTGATCCTTTCCTGGCGCGCGTGGAAGTTGCGCCTGTTCCGCGGCATATGGAACGCGGCGCAACGCTATTGGACCAAGGAAATGTGGTTGCGCGTCAACAACGACGGGCAGTTGGCGCAATTCATTCAGTTGAACGGGCTCGGCCTTGATCAGTTCGGCCGCCCGGCGATCGTCAACGCGGTCGGGCACTTGGCTGTCAATATCGAGTTGGAGGAAGGCCCCGACATCGCGACCTTGATGCAGGATACCTACGACGCGCTCAAGGGCTATCCGCCCGGCACCTTCCCGCCGCAGGTGTTGATCGAACTCAATCCAAATATCCCACGGTCGGAAAAAAACCGCATCCTGCAAATGATGGCGCCAAAGCCGCAGCCGCCGACGCCCGAACAACAAATACTCCAACGCCTCGCCTTGGAAGAAGCCGCCGGCAAGGTCGCGAAGACTGCGGCCGACGTGCGAAAGACACACGCCCAAGCGGAACAAGCAACTGCGACGGCGCGCGAAAAACTCGAAGGCGTGGTGGACGAAGACCAGCGGCTCGATCTTGCCGCGCGGGAATTTGCGCGCGATACCTTGGTCCAGGCGGCGCAGGCGGCGCAGCCGCCGCAGGCGCCCGGAGCACAAGGCAATGGGCAAGTACGGGCGCCCGGCCCCGCGTCATCGCCCGACACCGCCATGCGCGCTGCGGCACTGATGCGCTCGTTCGTGCAACCGCCGCCAATCGGTCCTTAACCGCGCGCGAATCATGCTAGCGTCGCGCATGATATTTGACGGGGAGGATGCGCCATGAATGCGCTCAAACTTCTGTTCGTCTGTGCGCGTTTGGTGTTCGGCGCGTTCGTGCTCTTTCTGGCGCTGGCGTCACCGGTACACGCGCAAACATCGGGGGCGATGCCCTTCTCGCTCATAAGCACCGCCAGCAACAATTCGACGCTCGTCTACAACGATCGCAACTGGCTTAAAACCGTGCTGGTCGGTAATTCGACGGGAACGCAACAGTTCTTGAAGCTTTACGACAAGAGTACGGCACCGACCTGCGGAACCGATACGCCGGCCTTACGCATTGTCGTCCCGGCCAACACCAACGGCGGCGGGATGGTGGCTTTGCATTTTACCGATACCAAGTTCAACAACGGCCTCGGCTTCTGTCTCGTCGGTGGGGCGGCCGACAACGACAATTCCAACGCGCAAGCCAGCGTCTATGTCAACCTGACCTTTACCCCGCAGTGAAAAGCGGTTGACGCGCGCGCATGACGCTTGCGGCCTAACCCCGAATCACCCAACCATCCCGGCGACCGATTTTCACCTTGAGGCTTTGACCTTGCCCGAATCCAAGCCCGTTGCCGCGCCGATGGCGAAGAACGCGCACGCCGCGCCGATCGTCTATTTTGACCACGCGCTCTCGTTCGGGCACTTGAACGGCGTCGTACAGGTCGAATTGGCTGCCAACATCATCCACTATCTCGCGGCGGACAAGACCGCGCTCGATCTGACCACCACCGGGCATCTGCGCTGCTCGATCGCGACCGCGAAGCTGTTGCGCGACGCGCTCGACGCCGTCATCAATCTCGCCGAAGGCGCCGCGCAGGCGCCCGCCCAAAACGGTTTCAAGGACTATCCGCGCGGCGAAGCGCGCCGGCCGTCCTGACAACAGTTCGTCCGCGCCACGATACGGCGCCGCGGCGGGTGGCCGCGTTCGTCCTTGCCACGATACGGCAATCACCGTGCCGGCTTACGGACCCGGTTGTTTAATGGTCCGCCGCAGGCGACCGCGACAAGGCGCACGGCCCACTTACGGCCCCGGCTGATCATCAAGCGGGCCGCCGTCCGGTCGAGACGACACCCCGACACAGTTAGAGGTCTGCCACCATGCCTACACCGCAAGACGACTCCGACGCCTTCATCAACGCCGCGGAAGCGGCGGCGATCCAGGACGCAATCGACGGCACGTCGAACGAAATCTTCAATGCCGGCTTCGGCAAGGAAGACGACGATGACGTGATCGATGAAACCGGCGACCGTTCGCTCGAAGCTTTGGGCGAAGGGTTGGAAGGCGAAATCCTACCCCCCGACGACGAGGCGGTCGAGGGCGAGGAAACCGGAGAGACTGAACCAAAGCCGCGCAAAGACGAGACGGAGAAAGAACCCGTCGCCGCCAAGCCGGGCGAGGAAACACCCGCAGCCGAACCGCAAGGAACGGTGCCGCCTGCGGTGCATCGCAAGGCGTTGGAACGCGCGCGCGCGGCGGAAGCCGAACGCGACGGACTCAAAACGTCGTACGATGAACTCAAAGGTCAATTCGGTACGCTCTCGGCCAAGCTCGACGGACTGATTTCGGGATTGTCGCGGCCACAGCAAAAGACGGAAGCCGAGACGAAGCCCGAAGCGGAAGTCATCCCCGATATCCTCGAAGACCCCCGCGGTTATGCGGAGTATCTGTCCCGGCGGCAGAACGCGAGTTTGCAGCCGGTGTTGCAGGCACTCGAAAACAGTCGCGTCGAGACTTCGATGGGACTTGCTCACGCCCGCCATGGTCAGGCGTTCGATTCAGCCATGGAAGCGATCGGCAAACTCAACCCGCAAAACGCCGAGCATGTGGTGCAGGTCCAGCGCATCTACCGCTCACCCAATCCGGGCGAAGCGCTGGTGTCCTGGCACAAGCGCAACGTCGCCTTGGCGGAAGTGGGCGATGATCCGAGTAAGTATCGCGAGCGAATCGCAAGCGAACTGCGCAACGACCCCACGTTCATCAAGTCGGTGATCGAGGCGGCGCAGGCGCAAGCGAACGGCAATGGCTCTGGCAGGCCGAACACCACAATCAAAGTGCCGCGTTCCTTGAATGGAGCAAGCGGCTCATCTGCCCGTACGGACGACGGGATAGCCGGTATCTCCGGTCTCGACGACCAGCAGGGCATTTTCGATTCGGTGTGGTCCGATCGCTGATTCTTTTCAGCGGCGCGATCTAGGCCGGATCGGACAGAGAAGAAAGCGGTTCGCAGGTCATGGCCTATACGACCACCCAAGCCAACAACAAACTCGTTCGCTTCCGCAAGGAAGTGTGGAACGAGTACATTCGCGAGAACCTGTATTCGCCCTACATGGGCAACAGTTCGAACGCGATCATCCACGTCATTGCCGACTTGAACAAGGGCGGCAAGAACGGAGGCGAGCAGATCAACATCCCGGTGATGGCCCGCCTCAACGCCCAAGGCGTCGGTGTCGGCCCGCTGGTCGGCAACGAAGAAGCACTCGACAACTACGGGCAACGCTGCTGGGTCGACTGGTCGCGAAACGGCGTGGCCATTCAGAAAGCCGAGCAGAACAAATCCTCGATCGACCTGTGGGCGCAACAGCAGCCGCGTCTCACCGATTGGGGAAAGGAAAAGCAGCGCGACGAGATCATCGACGCGTTCTATGCGCTGCCGTCCGAATCCGCTCCGGTGGGGCTTGGTTCCAACAACGGGCAGCGCGTCAACGGCGTTCTGTTCGATGCAGCTACCGCGGCGCAGCGCAACACGTGGTTGACCGACAATGCCGACCGCGTGCTGATCGGGTCGGGCAACGGCGCCAACCTAGTCGCCGGCAACTTCGCGGCGTCGATGGCCAATATCACGTCTGGCATGACGCTCTCGCACGCCCTCATCACCCGCATGAAACGCTCGGCCAAGAAGGCGAACCCGCGCATCCGTCCGTTCAAGGTCAAGGAGAACGGAACGGAATGGTTCGTCCTGTTCGTCGGGCAGGAGCAGTTCCGCGACGCGCAGAACGACGCCACCATCCTGACGAACAACCAGAACGCCCGCGCCCGCGAGGGCAACGCCATGATGAAGAACCCCATCTTCGTCGATGGCGATCTGCTCGACAACGGGGTGATCATCCGGGAAATCCCCGAACAGTCGATCCGCCTGCCGGTGTTCTATTCGAACGCCGGATCGGGCGGCATTCAGGTGGCCCCGGCCTTCCTCTGCGGGCAGCAGGCGCAAGCCTGGTGCTGGGGTCAGATGCCGCTGCCGACCTTCCGTCGCGAAGACGACTACGGCTTCATTCGCGGCGTCGGGATCGAAATGTGCTACGGCGTCGCCAAGGTGTTCAAGAAAACCTTGGCGGGAAACTTGCGCGAATGGGGCATCTACACCGGCTTCTTCGCCGCCGTCGCGGACAATTGAGAACTCATGAGAACGGAAAGGATCAGACTCATGAACAGGCTGTTCAAGGGACTTGTCGCCGGGCTCATGCTGCTCGGCCTCGGTGCGGTCGCGACCGCGCTCAATCAAGACCAGACGCGTACCTTCCCGGTGCGGGTCTTCTCCACCCAACAGGTGCATTACTACCGCCTGTCGATCAACTTTAACGATCCAAACATATCGACTGCGCAAAAGTTTGGCGCGATCGGGCAGAACGCCTTCATTGAAAACGTCGAATGTGAAGTGGTGACCGCGTTCAACGCGGGAACCACCAACAATCTGACGCTTGGCACGACCACCAATGCCAACGAAATCGTGGCGGCGGCTGATCTGCCCGGCGGCGGCACGTCGTCGATCTCGACCGGCGTTACGAGGGTGACCCGCGGATTTGGGCGTTCGTTGACGGCGTCGGGCGATACGACGCTGTTTGCCAAATACACGCAGACCGGCACGGCAGCCACCACCGGCCAAGCGATCTGTGTGGTCACATATCTCCCCGCCAACGATCTCGGGTGACGCCATGGCCAACGAACAAATCATCGGCACCCTGTCGGTTTCCGGCAACGTCGGGTTCAATGGCGCGGCGCCGGCCGCCATCGCGGCGTCGCTCACCGCCGTAACACTCACGGCGCCGACCGTCACCGTGTTCGGGTTCACGACGACGGCGCAGTTCTTCGCGCTGATCAACAACGTGAATTCGATCATCGCGGCGCTCAAGACCGCGGGGTTGATGACCTCGCCGTGATGCTCGAACGCACCAAAGACAATGCGCCGGGGGAAGCCTTTCTCGCCCCGGCGCAGCCTGACTACGCGGCGGCGTTGGAACGCTGGTTCTGGGCGTCGTTTCACGCCGCGTCGGTGCGCGCCGGTTATGGTGTAGCGCACCGCCTCGCGCTTCCCATGCTCGCCTACGGCGATTACG